AGACTTGCTTAATTTTACTGGCGCAGATATAAAAGCAACACTCGATGGTGAAGCTGTAGTTACGGATACTGCATCACGAAATGCAAGTAAAGCAGATTTAACTCCGGTAACTGCCGAGTTAGGAAATGTTGATACTAGTTTACAGCAAAGAAATGTTAATGTTTCTAACCCTGTTAAAAAGAGAAATTATGGACAAAGTGGATTTTAATTATTTAAAGGACTGAGTGTAATGGCAACGGTAAAGGAAGCGTTATTAAAATTAGAAGCTCACGAAAGGGAATGTGCTGTAAGAATGGAAAACATTGAGAAGCGTTTAGAAGAAGGTTCTGAAAGATTTAAAAAATCTGAAATGATGCTGTGGGGAATGTATCCTCTTATCATTGGATTGTTTTTAATTGAGAGGTTAGCTTAATGTTAGAGTCCTTGATTGCCCCTATTACTGGTCTATTAGATAAATGGATACCCGATGCCGACACCAAACAGAAGATTGCACATGAGCTTGCAACGATGTCAGAACGCCACGCGCAGGAACTCAGCGTCGCTCAGATTAAGCTCAACACCGCAGAAGCTAAAGGAAACTGGTTTCAAAGCTCATGGAGACCAGCAACTGGCTGGGTGTGTGTCCTTGGATTCGCAGTTAACTTCTTAATTTCTCCCATAGCCGCAGGGTTTGGTGTTGTTATTCCGCAAGCAGACACCTCTGTAATGATGCCTGTTCTTATGGGTTTATTAGGGCTTGGTGGTATGCGCTCATTTGAACGAGCTAAAGGCATAGGTAAATGAGATACTTTAAACTGTCAGACTTTAATTGTCAGGAAACTGGAAACAATGAAATGTCAGAAGAATTTCTTGAGAAGTTGGATGATCTTAGGCACAAGTGTGGCTTCCCATTCATCATTACAAGTGGTTACAGAGATCCGACCCATAGCATTGAAGCAAGAAAGGCAAAGGCAGGAACCCATGCCAGAGGAATTGCTAGTGACATACGAATCAATAACGGCAAAGAAGCCTACGATATTATTAAGAACGCTCAGTCAATGGGATTTAATGGCATAGGTGTGGCTAAGAGCTTTATCCATGTAGACATTAGAAAGGGAATGCCTGTTCTCTGGAGCTATTAAGCTATTACTTCTTCAACAAACTCTTAGCAGTCTTCTTTGATTGCTTAAATGCTTTAGCTGTAGGTGCGCCCTTAGACCCAACCTTACGCATCTTCTCACCAGAACCAGCCGCTATTCTTTTTTTCTTAGCATGTATGTTAGCGTATAAACCTTTCACTATTTCTTCAACATAGATTTTTTCTTGCCTTTATGTTTAGCGCCTTTCATAACGCTACCATCTGGCATGACATGGGTTTTCTTTGGCCGACCAGCTTTACTACCGTATGTACCTTTACCTTGTGGCATTCTATTCTCCTACCATTTTGATTTATTAGCCCAGTATGCCGCAGACATCTTACCTTTGGCAATGTTTTTAGCATGACGAGCCTTGAATGATTTGCGTCTAGCCTTCTGCTTTTCAGTAGTGGGATTAGACCCTGCACCTGATACGCCTTGTTGACCATACCGGATAGTTTTAACTTGATCGCCAGACTTGGCAACAACAACGTGAGATTTTGTTGGGTGGCTAGGTGTGCGTTTTGGTTTATTGTAACCAGAGACACCAATTCGTTTTAATAAGCTCTTATCTTTCATAGCTGTATTATAACAAAAAAAGCCCCCGAAAGGGCAAAACAACAGAGGTAATACAGAATAACAATTTAAACTTTTAGTTTGATAGAAGTTGTTAGCGCAACCCTATCAAGATGTTTTGACCAAGGAGATCATCACCCAGCTATTATACATCAAAGTTAGGGTGGAGCAACTTTAATTCTTCTTCTGTTGGTGGTTCTAACCAAGCCTCTTCTTCTGCCTCTACCTCTAGCCAGATTAAATCTAATTCTTCTCTAGCATAAGCAGGGAGTGCGTGGCCGTAGATAACTGACTCAACAATAGAATCCATCTTGGCAGGGATTTCACTCATTCCAAATTTAATTGCTCTTGCTCTTAGCTCCTGTAAATATCCAGTCATAATAGTCACCTATTAATGTTTAGTTTTATCTTCCGAATTAGTATCAATGCTGATGGATAATTCATCTAATAAGATTCTTGCAAGTTGTGAGTGACCAGCAAAAGACGCACCTATCGCTTCATAAAAATCATCTGTACGTTTTTCAAAAATTTCTTCGCTTTCTGCGTATTCATGTATCTTTGAGTAGATGTTCATTACGTATGTTTTGTATTCTGTTCTATTCATTGTAGTCTCTCCTCATGGTATTTAATTAAGTCATTGAACTCTTTTAGCATTTCTCTGTAGTCAGCAGTGTATAACTTTTTGATCTTGCGCTTGTCTCTATGCATTTCTCTAACAAAGTCTTCACCGTACATATCAATCATCCATAGCGTGTACTGACCTTCTGCACTGCCATGCTTCATACCGAAACCGTTACATCCTTTGCACTGGGGGTGTACGCACTCCATCTCAAGTGCCCAGTAAGACGAGCTACCTTTGGCTATGTAGTGACCACCGTCACACTCCTTCCAGTGCATTCTCTTATCACAAGAAACACATTCAACCATGCCATATTCATCTGCGGCTGATATTCGTGCTAACTTTTGTATCGCAGTTAAACATTTAGAACGCAGTGTTACGGCCATAAATACTCTCCATTTTAAATAAAAGCCTTTTCATATAAATGAGTTTCTAATCCCAAAAAAAGATCAGACATAGGTAGCATTTGGTGGTACTTCATTTTGCCTACATCTTCACGTTCATTTAAACCATTACTATTTTGTCCTTTTAGCTTTATTTCGCATTCGTCCCAATAATCTTTTTTTCTGTGCCAGCCCATAAACTCGACACTCTTTGCTTGCGTTTCCCCTTTTGGGATTAGCACACTACTAAACACATAGTAATGGCAGGGACTTTTCTTTTGGTACAAGGCGACATGAGTATCATAATCACGCTGACATTTAACAGTTCTTTGTTTGGCTTTAATATCTAACGTTGCATCACCAACCTTAAAGTCATAATGATAAGAAGTCTTTGCTGTATAATCATGCTCTAACATCAATTCATTTAAATAATCTCGAAAAATTATTTCAGCTAAATTACCCACATATTGACCAGTTCCACTTTTAAGAATGGTTTTACTATTAAATGCTGACCCAGATGATTCTTGCCTAGCTTCAGCGTCTTGTTTTTGTGTTGGGAAAAACAACATTTAAACCTCCATTATTTTTTATTTTACCATACCATGTAGGGTATATCATAATTTTCGTTAAACGCTCTGAAATAGCCCTTAGAATGCCTTTAAACAGCATCCTAGACCCCCTTATCCATAGCTTGCTTGGCAAACAATACACCAATGCCATGAGTCTCGCCTAAATGTCTTGTTAAAGTTTCAGCTACAGGTGCTACTTCCCAAGTATCTAACTCGCTACTGCTTTCTGGTTTGTTAGGATACATTGCTTTTTGTACTGCCATCCACAATTTATCCATAACACTGCGAGAAGTCCACGGAGTTTCTATTGGATTCTTTAACAGTGGGCTAGTCGTTTGCATTTCAAACCCTGCATTGTTGCACTTGTTTGCTATGTCTTTACAGAAAGCCCAGATAGCGTCATTTTGTTTTATGGTTCTTGGCTTGCCTAACTTGTAATTGAACGTAACGTACTTCTTTTTCTCGTATAGTTCAGTTGCAAACTTAACATAGCTTTCCAAACGCGAGTCACTGTTTACTGTATAACCTTCAGGCATTTAAAATACTCCTCTTTAGCCAATTAGCGCTGATTACTTCTGCGTAAGAGTCAAATTGAGTTACGCGGTGTCCGTCTGTTTTTACTAATTGGTTAATAGCTTTGCTTCTTATTTGTTTTGCACCAAAAACAAGATCAGTTCCAATACGTTTGTTTAAATTATTGATTTTAATTCCAGACAATGCTGATATTTCTTTGTACGTGTATTTTTTATAAGTCTTAAACCCATTTGTTTCTTCGCCCATATAAGTCATTAACTTTTCCGGCACTGATTTTTTGTGGTATTTTTGTGGTTGCAATAAAATCAAGTCATTATCGACCATTATTGTCTTGCCTTTGAG